TCTCGATATTGTCCCGGTGGTTCGTCTTAATGCCCATGGCCTGATAAACATCAGCAAAGCGGTGCAGGCAGCTGGGGCGGTCCAGCTCAAAATTAACATAGACCACCTTGCCCCGAGTGCAGGGCCAGCCCATCCAGCTCAGACCTTCTGCGATGGCAACAGTCAGCTCGGTCAAAGCAAAACTCTTGCCTGCCTTGGATGGCCCGGAGAGCAGCATCTTGTGCCCCTGCCTGAGCACCCCGTCAATCAAAGGCGGAGCCAAGGGAGGCATGTCATCCCATACTTCGCCCAGGTTCTCGAAGTCCGGCAGGTCGTCACTCTGCTCTTCATACCATTCCAGCCAGGTTAAGTAATCCGCCTTGCCGATATTGACCCCGACCAGGAACTGCTTCCTTCCTGCCCTGGTAACGCCCGGCATCCGGGATAGACGGGAAGGATTACGGTTCTGGGTGTCCAGCTTCAGACCGTTCTTTTCGCAGGCCTTGTACAAATCATCTACACGCTTGCGATATTCCGGATAGTCCTTGGCATCAATGTGGACAATGGCATGGAGGCTTTTGCCGCCGGAATATACTAGGGCTGCCACAGGCAGCTCCAGCTCACGAATCAGTGCGTTCTGCTTTTCCAAAGACATGGAATCAGACTCAATGAGGGCATACCTGTAATCTGCCACATTGGCATTTTTTACGCCCTTGCCATCCAGAGGATTGAATCGAATCCATGCTCCGCACTCGCGGTTATACTCGCTGGATAAAGCCTCAGAAATATCTTTCCCTTGGCGCAGCAGGTCCACAATGTCCCCGGCTGTCCGTGAATAAATCCCACGATTCGCCGGAACAAATTTGCCATCATCATTCAGGCTCTCAGCCACATAGCCAATATATTCATTAGGCTGAAAGAGTGTTTCCAGATACTTTGCCAGATCCTCTTCAGGCTTCCATTCGCTGTCTGAAGGGATAGTCAGTTCCTGCCCCTCCAGCCAGTTCTTGTCGATGATGCCGCCAGACTTTTCCCCACCGCATATCTGGGAATCATTCCATCCGAAGGCCTGGTCTTCTCCCGTAAACCTTGGCGTCCAGCCGTGCTGCTTTGCCATTGTGACAAGAGTTCCGCCGGTCACGATTTCCCCGGTCTCCTGACGGAATGTCTCCCACTTCTTGACACATTCCCCGGGATGGTACCGGGCAGAATCCCTGGCGCTCCAGGCTTCCCAATCAGCCACGCTGTATCCTTCGTGCTTCAGGGCCATGCCTACGTCACACCATTCCTTGTAGCTGCATCCGGCAGGGTTTATTGCTGCCAGACAGTCCTTTAGATCTAAGCTCATGATTTTCTCCTCAATCCGGCTGCCAGTTGTAGGTCACCTTCCCATCCCAGCCATACACCGCCTCGACCTTCCGGGGCACGAAAGTATGTGGGTCTATCTTGGGAGGGACCCGCCAGCCATTGGCTGCAATCCGGTCAATCAATTGTTTGGCGGCATCAAACTGCCAGGTGCCTACATGCTGAAAGCCCTTCCCTTCCAGGAATCGGATCTGCTTAGGTGTGGTCAGCCCTTCATTCCTGCGCTTTGCCAGCCGGGTGATGAGCTGCTGGGCCTTGCCTGCATTCTCAATTTCGTCCGGGAAAATGCCAAACTTCTCCAGTGCCGTCTTCTGCTTGTCGCTAGGCGGACCCATTTCCCAGCCAAAGGATGGCACATAGCTGGACAGGTCTTCTGCCTGAATCGAGAATTCGAACTGCAACGGATCCACCAGCTTGCGCTTGCGGTGTTTCATTTCCTGCAGCTTCTTGGCCAAGGCTTCCTCTCTCTGGGCAATGATTTCCTCAGTAGAAGCCTTTTCAGCTTCTTCCAAATCCAGCGGAGCCGGGGCTTCCTCAATTTTTTTGGTCATAGCTTCGGCCACCTCTGCAGTTTTTGCCAGGAGGTGCGCCGGCCGGCAGAGCTCATGCTTGGTGGTGAGCCAGAGGAAGTCCAGGATCAGCAGATACTCCTTGCCATCAAAGAGCCTGGTGCCCCTGCCTACCATCTGCTGGTAGAGGCTCCTGGACTTGGTAGGCCGTAGCACCACGATGCAGTCCACGGATGGGCAGTCCCAGCCCTCTGTCAGCAGCATGGAATTGCAGAGCACGTCATATTTGCCCTCTGAAAAGTCTTTCAGCACCTCGGCCCGATCTGAGCTCTCGCCATTGACCTCTGCCGCCCTGAAGCCCTGTTCCTGCAACATCCGGCAGAACTTCTTTGACGTGGCCACCAAAGGCAGGAATACTACTGTCTTCCGCCCCCGGCAGTAATTCTTCATTTCCTCAGCAATCTGTCCCAGATAAGGGTCCAAAGCTGTGCCCACCTCACTGAGCTTATAATCCCCCGACTGCAAGGACACACGGGAAATATCCAGCTTCAGGGGGATAGTCTGAGCCTTAATGGGGCACAAATAACCTTCCTTGATAGCCTTGGCCAGGGAATACTCATAGGCCAGGGACTCGAAATACTCTCCCATGTCCTTCATGTCGGCCCTGTCCGGCGTCGCTGTCACGCCCAGGACATTGGCATCATCGAAATACTTCAGCACCGTCTGATAGCTGTCTGACAGCGCATGATGGGCTTCATCGATGATGATTGCTCCAAAAAAATCTGGCTTGAAACTCTGGAGCCTCTTCTCCCTCATCAGCGTTTGTACGCTGCCCACCACCACGGGAGTCCATTTCCCTACAGCTGAGCTCTCGGCCTTTTCCAATTCTGCCTTGAGCCCCGTTACGGCTTTCAGCTTATCGGCAGCCTGCTCCAGCAGTTCTCCCCGGTGCGCCATGATAAGGACCTTCTGGCCCTTCATGACACAATCAGCCGCAATCTGGCTGAATACTATTGTCTTGCCACATCCAGTCGGAAGCACCAGGAGGGTGCGTTTCCGCCCCTCCTGCCACTCACTTTCTACAGAGCAGCGTGCTTCGTCCTGGTATGGCCTTAATTTCAAAGCGGCCATATTCTCACTCCTGGAAAAGGTATGCCTCTATGTCGTTGTAGTGCTTGCCATTGTACTCGCGGTTCTTTATCTTGGCCCGGCCGGTCATGCCTATGATGTTGTTCCAGTTGGGAGTATAAGGCTGTCCTACCTTGGCCACGCCGATGCACCGGAAGAAATTATCCATCCGCCACTTCGCGCTGGACTTCAGAAACAGCGAGTCCGTCACACGCGCTTTGCCTTTTTCGGTCTCGACTTCCAGCGTCAGCTTGGCCATAGGGCAAGCCTTGCTCTTTTCGGATCCGTTGTAATATCCGCGCTCAAAATTCTTGACAGTAAACTGATATTCTCCCGGCTCAAGGATGACGAAACCGCCGCCATCTTCACAGGTGAATGATTCATCCCAGCCAAAGACCTTATCTTCTTCTGTCTGCGTGATTTCTTGCTGTGGTGCAGATGCTGCAGTATTGCCCCAAGTAGTTGTAGTGTTTCCCCAGGTAGCTGTCATTTTTGTTCCTCCTTTTAGAACGGAAGCTCTTCTTTGTTGTTGATATGATTGATAATCTCCTGCCAATGGACCACCACTGCCTCGATGATCTGCGGAGGGAAATCCTTGACCGGGAAGAAGCCGGGAGCCTGCCCCATCTCCTGCAGAGCCTTGCTTACATCATTGAGAGTAACCTTTGAGTTTTCCGCCAGCTGGATAATGCGGGGGTCAACTCCATCCCTGGGCTGGTCGGGCTTCTGCTGTCCCTTCAGCTGGTCATCCAGAGCATTGAGGGCTTCTATCTCTGCCGCCTTCTGGTTCGACACAGGGACCGCCCCCAGCTCCTTGGCAAACTGCTCGGGGGTTGTCGCCTGCTTGGCCGGAGCTGGAGCAGGTGCAGGTGCCGCCACGGGCTTGGTGGGCACCACGCTGGCAATCTGTTCATACTCAAAGGGCAGCTCAGGCGGCATTCCCATGCGGTTCTTGGCATCCCATGTTGGCGTGTGGCAGGTATACATTACCCGCTTGCCGCCCTGGACTTTGTTCTTGCCATTGACCTCCACTACAATCTCCTTGTAGTTGGCAAAGAGCAGGAGGTCTGCCCACTCCTTGCACAGGGCTGCAGCCGATGCCCCGGCCTTGCCGCCCATCTTCAGCTCATAGCGGTCATAGGCCCCCATCTCGTCCGGCTTCTCGAACTTGCGGATAGCAGAATGGGCCGTAAGGACCACATTCACGCCAGCCTCCACCACCTCGGAAAGCAGGTCCAAGGCCTTGCCCCACTCTTCCTTCGCATAGGTATAGCCTTTGCCGTATCCGAAGTCCTCAATGCCGGCCTTGCCATACTTCTTACAGACATAATTCTCACAGAGCCTCATTGCCCAGTCAGCCGTGTCTACAACCAGCGTCCCCAGCTCACTTGCGTGGTCCTTGGCTGCCTGAATCTCGGATATGAACACGGTCCAATCCTTCGGCGGTTCCAGCCGTGCCACATCCATGTGATTGGTGCTGCCCTCTGTGTCGATGAATACCACCGGATTAGGGAACTTGGAGGCAAAGGTACTCTTGCCAATCCCCTCCGGGCCATAAACCACCACTCTCAAGGGCTTCTCAATTCTCCCTTTTACAATGTTTAACATAAAGACCTCCCCTTATTACTTTCCATCCCCCCAGCTGCCCCAGGCAACTGTCGAGGATTCTTTAACAGTTGGGGTTATTTCCGTTTTGGAAACAACCTCGCTGCTGCCTTTAACATATCCATCTTCAATGATGATTGAGCACTCATCCCCGACAGAAACCCGGGTGCCGATGACCTGCAGCCCTTCACCCTCCAGCCAGCTGGCATACTCCTTCAGGGTATCCAGGTCCATCTGCTCCAGCTTGTCCACAAAGACAAAACCGCATTCCGGGCTGAGCTTCCGCACGATGGCCGTGGCCACCTTCAGCTGTTCAGCCCCGCTCATGCAGTCCCATTTCTGCCCGTTGTACAGTAGCTCGCCATCTTTGACAGAGAGCCCTGGCAGCGGCAAGTCTGCCCCATCCAGCAAAGACTTCTTGGCCTTGCGGAGTGCTTCGATATCCTTTGACAGCTGTTCATACTGCTTTGAAAAACCCTCTGCATCAATCTCAGCCTTTTCCCTGTCCAAGTTGACGCGGATTTTCCGGTTTATCTCATCAACTTCGGCGATATTCTTTTCCAGGGCTTCCGTAGATTCATCATGCAGGTCAAGGGCAGACTTCTGGGCCGCTTCAAGCTGTTCCTTATACAAGGCCACCTGAGCCTCAGTCTCATCCAGCTGGGTCCTCAACATGGCGGCCTTCTCGGTCGCGTCATTCAGACGGGCCTGGACCACATCCACCTGCTCACGCAAGCGCTGGTTCTCTGCATTGTGCTTCAGGATTTCCTGCTGCTGGGCAATCAGCTCCGCCGCGCTGACAGGCTCCTTGGGCAGGTCAGGATGGTATTCCATCTCTGCCGCATACTTCTTTTTCTGGTCAGCAATGCGGCCTATCTCTGTGCGCCGGCTGTAGAGTGTGGCCTCTTCCTGTTCCAGCTTCAGCAATTCATCCCCCACACCGATGATCTGCAGTAAAGCCTTACCCTTTTCGGCCGGCGTGGCTTGCAGGAACTTCGGCAGGTTCAATGCCAGCTGATCTATAAAGCTATCCAGCAGCTTCTGCCCGGACTTTTTGCCGGAAGGGTCCAGTACCTTCAGTGTGGAATTCTTGCCAGTCCTCTCCACGATAATGCCATTGCTGAGCTCGATATGGAGCTTCGGATCAGACACGCTGCCCTCACGTCGGGCTTGAGTAGGAGCCATCTTGTTCCCACCTAACGCCCAGGCCAAAGCATCCAGCACAGAGGTCTTCCCCTGGCCATTCCTGCCGCCAATGATGGTCAGGCCGGTGGCCGAAGGCTCCAAGCGTACAGCCTTGACGCGCTTTACATTTTCGACCTCAAAACTATTGATTTTCACCATTTGCCAAAACACCTCGGTTCTGATAAAATAAAAACGGAAAATTATTCACAGATTTTTCGTTCTGCCGTACCTGGTGGCTGCCGGGTACGGCATTTTTATTTTGGTGTGGAGCCTGGCAGTTCAATATGCCAACGCTTCTTGCCGCCCTCTGTTGTTGGTGCCTTCTGAATCGGCCTTTTGATGGGCTCGATTTTCCCCGGCCACCGTCTCTGCAAGTAATCTTCAACCCACTCTTTTGAGTGGTATGTAGTAATCACCCGCCCCGATAAGGAATTCATTGCAAAAGCCCCCTCAGCATCAGACAGCTAATCCATTGATATGCCCCATAACCCACACTGGCCAAAAATAGCACAAGCAGCAACGTGCCAAACCATGTCAGCGGCCACCACCTGGGCGGCTTAGGCAGCAGGCTTTCCAGCCTTTGCTCCCAGCTTAAGCTTTTCAGACTCATGATCTCCCAGCACCTCCATCAAAGTCAGGTCAGGCGGCTCCTTGCCGCATTCTGCAATAAATTTCCCCCGGACGATTTCCCTCCGGTCTGCATCGCAGTTGGCTTCCATCAGTTCAAATTTTTCTCTGAGTGTCATTTTTCTGCGCCTCCTTAAAATCATAGAACGTTTGTGCGTCTCTCTCCCGCTCCAGGGCAGCCTTCCGGGCCCGGAGTTTGAGCAGGTCGTTTTCGTGCTCCAAGATTTTGGTTTTCAGGGACTCGATTTTTTTCTGGTAGTCCACAGCTTGCCACCTCCAATCGCACAGTTTTCCCAAGCACTTTTTCAATGAGCTGTTCAAAAATTTGTGCTTTGCTCATTGTTCCGAACATTCGAGCGGTTTTTGTTTCCTTCTTGCGGGGCATGGTTAGTCACCCTTTATGCAGGCAATATCCGCCATTTCTTTAAACCGTCTGAGGATTATTTCCCCATCGTTCAATCTGAGAATACGTCGCACGCACAACTCCAGGTTTTCGTCATTGATTTGCCTTGTTGCCGTTGCCAGCAATATGGCAATGTCAGTTTCAGCATCTGACTGTTTTCGTTCTGCCAGCAATCTGGCGTTAAGTTCCTGAGCCTGCTTTAGTTCCCCGGCAATCTCCTCGGCCATCTGAGCGTATTTGTCACGCTCTCGGATAGCATCACCGCCGCGTTTATCCAGCTTTTCCAGCGCATCTTGCAGATTTTCAAAATCAAGATTTGCTTTTCTGGCTTGAGCTTTTGCTTTAGCTGCTTCGTCTTTGAGTTGGGCGATATATTCAGGGTTGGCAGGGGTTTCCACCACAACGGGATTGTCCTTCAATTCCTGAATCTCTTGGGCTTGAGCATCGCATTTGTTCCTGAGACTTTCGTTTGACTTCTCCATCTGCTCTGCTCTTAGTTCTGCCCTGCGTTTATCATTGGTGGCGACAAAGGCTTCGTCCTTGGCTTGCTCTGCCCTGGCCTTCCAGTCTTTGATTTCCTGCCGGAGTGCTTTGACGGTCATATCTTCAACAGGCTTTCCCTCGGCTTTTTTCTGCTCAATGAAGGTTTCTGTTTCGGATTCGGGGAGAGAAAGTAAAGCTATCATTTGCGTTGGATTCAAATGTAACATCGATGTTACATTTGAAAACCTTTCAGCACAACGCATGAATCTATTGGCTGTCATTCTTGTGAAATTAACATTTTCTTTCAGCCATTTCTCCCAAGTCGCATCTTCACTAAGTTGCTTCTTGGCTTCAATCAGCCTTTTGCCGACCTCGATAATGCTCCACGAAGCCTGCTGGCTGTAGTAGCGTATCTCTGTGGCAAGTTGGTCAAGCGCTACAACCTCATTCATCTTTCAACCTCCTCCGGCAACCTTGGCATCGTCAAATCCCAGAATTCCTTGAGCATTGCCAGTTTCTGCTTCACGGCCTTGTAAATATTGTGGTAATCAGCACCATCGGCAATGCCCTGCTTGATAACCTCCCCTGCGTACATGTTGGCCTGGTTCAGTTTATCCATCTGCAGGGATGTAGCTTCATCGCGTTCGCCTTCAGCAAGTCCGACTGTACGATTTAAGAGCCGATTGTAATCCGTGTAGTAGAACTTGGCATTTTTACTGCCATTCTGTTCTGCATATGTCACAAGCTCCTTAATTGCATCATGGAAGCTGAGTTGCCCGGAGATATTCATCTTGCGTTTTCTCTGCCAGTCTTCCGATAAGAGCTGCTTCAGTTTCTTTTCACCACGCCTGAACCTATCCGTATACTCGTTGATAAATAACAGCCGTGTTGTTTCGTCAGGTGTCAGCTCCACCGCAACTGCATCACACCCGCTACGGGATAAGCGATACCAAAGAACATCCCCCTTTTTCTTGACGGGAATAAACTTGTTATCCGTGTCTTGCCCATTATCTCTGAGAATATCAACCATGTGATTGATTCCGGTCAGTAAAGCATCATGCTCAAGACCAATCAGAGGAGCCACCTTGCGGGAGTCCATATAAACCTGATTGTTGTAGATGATGATATTCATGTATTCTCCTTTCGCCTAACTTAATCCGAATTAAGAAAACTTAATCCTCATTGCAAAAAAAATATACAGGAATGTCATTAGGTGGGATGTCTAAAATCCGTGCCATATGTAGGATTTCGTCATTCTTAAAAGCAACCCTGTTTTTAAGCTTTTGTGTCAATGTTATTGCCGAAATCCCCATTTGAGTGGCCAGAGCTGTCTGCGAACCAAGTTTTTCAATAATTCTGCCTCTCAGCTTGTTGTAATTAAATTGTGCTCCCATTGTTTCACCTCCTTTTCTTTAGGCAAACTTAAC